TATCTCAATTATTAATGTCAGATGTTGACCGCCATGTTATAGCTTTAGGTTGTAATCCAATAGGTTCATCTACGATTGACCCTTTGTTAGTTAGATTTTCAGATGCAGAAAATGCAGTAGATTGGACACCAACAGCAACAAATTCTGCTGGTGGTGTAAGATTATCTACAGGAAGTTTAATAATAGGTGGTTTACAAACAAGACAAGAAATACTTATATGGACAGATGTAGGAGTAGTTTCAATGCGTTTTGTTGGACAACCTTTTATATTTAGTTTTAATGAAATAGCAACAGGTATGTCTTTAATATCTCCAAATGGTGCAGCTACTGCAGGTGGAGTAGTTTACTTTATGGACGATGGAGCTTTTTATCAATATGCAGGTTCAGTGCAAAAATTACCATGCACAGTATTAGATTATATATTTAGTGATTTTAATAAAGGACAAGCATATAAAGTTTTTGCAGCACCTAATCCTAAATATAATGAAATTATTTGGTTTTATCCTAGTGCTAATTCAATAGAAATAGATAGATATGTAACTTATAACTATTTAGAAAACAGTTGGAGTATAGGAACAACAAGCGATGGTTTTGTTAGAACAGCTTGGAATCCAGCTTATAGTTTAGACTATCCTATAGCTGCTAGTAAAAATGATGACTCTGGATTAAATTATTTATATAACCAAGAGTTTGGGTGTTTAGCAGATGGTAGTGGTTTTACTGCTTTTATAGAATCTGCAGATTTTGATTTAGACCCAGCTGGAGAAAAGTTTATGTTTATTTCTAAGTTAATACCAGATTTAGAGTTTAGAAAATCTTCAGATACAGGCAACACAGTTGATTTTATAATTAAAGGTAGAGATTATCCTTTGCAAGATTTATCTACACTATCTACAACATCTGTTACACCTAGTTCTACCTTTGCAAATATTAGAGGTAGAAGCAGACAAAGTGCTATAAGAGTAAGTAACTCTACTGGTAATTTTGGTTGGAGATTAGGAGACATAAGATTAGAATTAAGACAAGATGGTAAAAGATAATGGCAGATAAAAGCTCAGTACCTTTACCTATAGCAACACCTGAGTATGAAGAGTTAAATGAAACTATAACTAGAAGAACAATAGAACAAACTTTTCAAGATATAAACTCAGACATAGGTAATGCTAAAAGAAAACAAGATAGCGTAAGCAGTAAAGCTATGCGAAGACATCAATTTTTATTAATGGGAGTTACAGGTGGCTGATAGTTTAAAAGTATTAGGACAAGTTGACCCAGCAGCTACTACTACTACAGTACTTTATACTGTGCCAGATAAAACTCAAACAACAGTAAGTTCTATAGTAGCTGCAAATAGAACAGGTTCTGCAATAACATTTAGATTAAGTGTTCATGTTGGCGGAGCAACTGCAGATGATAAACAGTTTTTATTTTATGATAAATCTGTAGCAGCAAATGATTCATTAAGTATTGTAATAGGTATAACACTTGACCAAACTGATGTAATAAAAGTTTATACCAGTGCAGTAGATATGAGTTTTAATATATTTGGTTGTGAAACAACCGAGGAAAGATAAATGGATATAAAACAACAAACCCAAAATGTAGCAGCACAAGGTCGTTATGGCGACAATATGTTACTTCATGTTAATCCTGCAGAAGTGCAAGGTTTAGCATCTGTAATGCCATTAA